TTACCGACACCTTCCGAGACTTGGGGTACTAATGAACTTTCAAGACCTACCACTCTTCGCCGGCATTAACCGCCCGCCAGTTGACCGCAACGTCACACGCACAGGACCTCAGGAGACGTCACAGGACGCCGCTAGACGGGCGTTAGGGCGCACAGGCTCCCAACGACGCGCCATCTACGAGGAAATCCGTTCTCGAGGCACTGACGGTCTGACCTGCGATGAGATCTGCGTCATCTTGCAACTGCTCGTCCAGTCAGCCACCCCAGCCATCAACACGCTTGCCCGTGACGGCTGGCTTGAGGACTCAGGCCGTCGACGCAATACCCGTTCAGGCAACGCCGCAATAGTCTGGGTGGCCATCCCATGAACATCTTTTTCGTTTCAGTGCCCCTCTGCATCTTCTTTGGCTGCCTACTGCAAGCCATGTACGACGCCAGCAAAAACCCACGGCCCTACCACCACCGCCCATACAACTGGCAAGTAGAAGACGAGGAGCTATGGGACTGATACCCACGTTTCTCTATGAGGAACTACGCTCAGAGAACGGACTTGTTCTCGTCCAGATCTTTCGTGACATTCATAACCCGGACCTGATCATTCGCACCACCGTCGCCATTAGGCGCTGCCGTGGGCAAGTGTGGGGGCCACCTACCAAAGTTGAGAAGGTTGATTAAACGTGCATTGCTCTGCTTCGCAGTACTCACCGTATCTATCCCGTCCGTGCAAGCATCAGCTGCACCCGAGTGGAAATGCCCCCAGTGGCACGACCTATTCCGTAAACACAAACTCCCCATCGAATGGGCCGACAAAATCTGCTGGCGTGAGTCCCGAGGGATCGCACAAGCCATTGGCTGGAACTACCGCAAAGGAATGGACCACACCAACTGTGTGCTATCGCCGGCACCTACTTACAAGAATTGCTCGGCCGTTCGTTCTTATGATGTCGGCATTATGCAAATCAACTCGGGGCACAGATCGTTAACGGCTCGGGTATGTAAACGCCCAGCGCGTCAACTGATACGCTCTCTGACAGACCCTTCCTGCAACCTGAAGGTAGCCAGCGTCCTTTGGGACAATGGCAAAGGTGCAGCTCACTGGCGAGCAACGTCAGGCAAGTAAACATAAACATTGGGAGAAACAATGATCAACAAACCACACTCGGTTGCCCTCCGCTTAACACCTGAGGAATACACCGCCCTCGTCCATGTCCAACTGCGTGACGGCGACAAGACCCTTGCAGTGACCCTGCGTAAAGTTGTTGAGCCACTGGTTGCTGATGGCGCTAAGTCCCTTGAGGCCATCCGCAAGAAAGCAGAAGCCAAAGCAAAGCGCGACGCCAAGAAAGCAGCAGCCAATGTCGTTCTCTGATGATGCACTAGCCCAGCGCCTAAAGAACCTCGCCACAGATCGTCACCTTTCCGGTGACGCTGTCGGCGCTAAATGGCTTTACGAAGCAGCTGCTCGACTTCTTGAATTGTCCGACATCGTAAACACTTGGCACCCATCTATCGGGGCACGTACTGAGGCGTCAACATTTGAGTCATACGGCGAGACCGTTGTGTTTAAGGTAAAGAACCCTTGGGAGGACATGCCATGAGTCTGGAAGATTACGAACCAGTAGCGGTGCGCTTAGCGCGTTTACTGGCAACACTTAGGGCTCGAGACATTGACCCTCGGATTATTACAGTCATGCTGTCTCAGCCGGGCGCTGATGTCTGCGTGTTCCGTGCAGAGCTGTGGATTGGCGACCAACTGATGGCCACTGGGCATGCTGAGGAGGTGCGTGACACTTCCGGCAAGCGCACCGTTAACGCTTCTTCCCACGTTGAGAACTGCGAGACAAGTAGCCTCGGGCGTCTTTGCGAATCATACGCACCGACATCTGACCACACCAAGCGCCCGTCTCGAGAAGAGATGCAGAAAGTCCAGAGGGTCTCGGGGGCTACCACGATTACCGAAAGCGGCGACCTTGCCAGCGATAAGCAGCGCAACATGATCCGCGCGGTCTGCAAGTCGCTAGGCAAGACACCACCGGTCAACCTCGACGGCTTCACTAAGCGTCAGGCATCTGCATACATTGACGAGCTCAAGCGTCTCGAGGCTGGCGAGCAACCAGCACCGCCAGACGATTACGACACCCCTGAGGAGCCCTTCTGATGGACAGCGGAACTATGCGCGATTACATCTCTGACCTTGTCCTGCAAGTTAACGACCTACAAGATCAGGTCCGTTTCTGGCAGGCAACCGCACAGCAAGCAATGGAAAACACAGACAAGGCCCTAGCGGTTATTGAGCTGCACAAAGCCATCAAGACAGAACTAGAGAAAGCAGCCAATGGTTGAGTTCTTCTACTTCTTGTCGCACTCGTTTCTAATGATGGTGCTGGGCGCATGGCTCGCCCGTAAACACATCTAGGGGGATTATGGAATCGTCAGCACATGCAGTCGAAATGAACAGCCTCAAGCAACAGCTCGAGATGGCCCTACGCGCACGTGCTCGATGGGAAGGCACAGCCAACATCCTCGCCGGCGAAATCAAAGACCTTCTAGGCACCGCCGACATGTACAAGCGCTACGAGTCACACGCACTGCACTGGGCATGGGAGAAGACCGATGGACATGACTGAGAGGATTTTCCAAGATCACATCTTGCAGCTCTGTTCTATGTACGGCTGGTTGGCGCATCATGTGCCACCAATGCGCTACAACAACAAGAACGCCCTCGGAAACAACTGGGGCACAGGCGGTCTCGCCGGCATGCCAGATCTAACGCTCATCTCCCAGCGGGGGCAGGGCATCATCTATGCAGAGTTGAAGACCGCTACAGGCAAGCTCTCAGCACAGCAGACACAAATCCTGAGCACCCTGCACCGCAACGGTGCCGAGGTGTATGTTTGGCGTCCATCCGATCTGAACAAAATCGCCCAGAGGTTGTCAGGTCTTAAACCCCTCGAGGGGTGAGTGCGAGCATTCATTTCACGGGCAGTAAACCTGTCGCGAACGGCTCACCCCTCACCCCCTAACTGAATACGACCATGGCCACGTACGGGATTGCACTGTGCTGGTAAACACACACGGAAACGTGGGTAGAGCCCCATGCCCAAAGAGGTAGGGGTGCAGCGTCCAAACGTCATAAATGCGAATGGTGTCCGTCCACTGGTGTTGTTAGAACATCCGGCAGCCTGAGCTACTTGCTCGAAGTGTGGGGGGCAAGCACCGAGACCAACCTGTGCCTAACATGAAACCAACCGCAGCGCGCAAGCGCAAGGGCGGTAGGAGAAACACACCAACAGGAGTAAACATGGCAAGCCCATACGCACACCCCGAATACCAACGCAACCGCAAGATAATCCTCGCCGGCACACAACTCACCTGCGCCATCTGCGGACACGGCGACATCGCTGGACAGAAGTGGACAGCAGATCACATCATCCCCCTCATGGCAGGCGGAGACCACAGCATCTCGAACCTCCAGCCAGCCCACAGCCGATGCAACAGCAGACGAGGGTCCCTCGACCAAGCACGAGCCAACCACCAAAAAATCGCCGGCAGAAACCAAGCCGTAAACACAGCCCGCCGCGCCGACCCAGCCACCGAAAACATAAAAAAATCTGACGAAACATTTTTTTCCGCAGACCAACTCACCCCGACCCCAATCAATCGTCTCTTTTTCGACGGTAAACAGCCCGAACTGGCTGGAAACACGGACGAGGTAAACGGAGACATTGAGACCGGTCGGACCTTGCCCAGACTGGAGACGACTGGCTTGGGGGGCTGGAGTTATGGGGACCTTGTTGCTGAGTGGGCTTCCAAGTTCATGCAGACCGAGTTAATGCCGTGGCAGATCCATGCGCTCAACGGCCAGCTTGAGGTTGACGATGCCGGCGACTTTGTGCATCGAGAAGCGTTGGTTAGCACGGCCCGACAGAACGGGAAGTCACTTGCCCTGTCGGCATTGATTGGCTGGTTCTTGACTCATCCTTGGGGGCGTCGAGTCAACGTCCTGTCAACGGCAAACATGTTGGACCGCGCCGAGGCAATTCACCAGACAGTCGCCCCGATTCTTGTCGAGTACTTTGGCGCCAAGCAGATGCAAGCACTCGGGCGTAAATCCGTGACCATGCCAGACGGATCCAAGTGGGAAGTCAGAGCTGCATCAACCCGACTGCACGGTGGCTCCTACGACCTCGTAGTCGCAGACGAAATCTTCGACATCGCCGGCGAGATTATGGACACCGCTATTCGGCCCACAATGATTGCAAGAAAATCCCCCCTGCTGTCTATGTGGTCTACGGCTGGAGATGCCGACAGTCTTTTCATGCAGCAAATTCGTGAGCAGGGTTTACGCGACATCGACGCTGGCGTCAATAACGGGCTGTACTTCGCAGAGTGGAGCATGCCCCCCGAGTGCCAAGGCGAGGAGTACTACCGGTGGGCTAATCCAGCGCTCGGCACCACGATCACAATGAAGGCTCTCCGTGCAGCGTCAAAAAAGGATTACTTCCAACGTGCTCACCTAAACCAGTGGGTCTCGAGCCGTGGCGCT